GCAGGCGCTTTCGCGTCTACCACCCCATCTTGCCGTCCTCGCGGGCGGCGCTGTGCTTCAAAACTGGTCTGTCTTGTCCGGCTCGATGATCGGCTGGTCGTTGTTCAGGCCCATCATCAGTTTCACTTCCGCGATCTGGCCGCGAATCCTGGCCGTCGCTTCAGGCGTCTTGTCGGCGTCGTTCTCGATGCGCAGCCGCTTGAGGCGCGCTTCGTGGTAGCCCATCAGGCGGCGCCAGAGCGGGGAATCCCGCTCGACTAGGGTGAGGATGAGGGGGTCGGTCATGTCTCATGTCCTGCGGTTACACGGCAGCGCCAATCCCGCGCGCCTGATCCATGATTGCGGTGTTGACGGTTACCCGCCCTTGCGTGAATGCTCGTCCGCCGTCAGTCACAAGCCCGACGCCAGGATCGATTTTGCAGTCATAAGCCACCAGCGGCGGCGCGTTGTTGCTCGATGCGCCAAGCAGCACTGCTGCCGCCGTATCGCTGCCGGTGTAGGAAAGCGTGCTGCTGGCAACCACGTTGCCGTAGGTGTTCGGCAGCGGCAGAATCCCGGCATACGTGCCATTGGGGCCGTAGTTCTTCATCGAGGCGGCGGACATATGGATGAAGCCCTTGAACGGGCTAAGAGTGTCCGAGAAACCAGCGCCACTGATGTTGCACTTGCCGATGTAGTTGCCCCAACCAAAGTTTCCCTTGACCCCGGCGTAACTGTTGCCGCTGATGATCGACGCCACAACTTGATTGCGCTCGCCCCGGTTGATCGTCACGCCGTGCCCCGCGTTGTTCTGCGCAACGCACTCGATCATTGAGCAGTCAGAGGTGAAATCGTCAAAAGCGAAGCCGTGCGCTTCCAGCGCGCCAGATCGCCCGGCAAGGACATGATTCTTTGCCGTGCAGCGGATATATCGAACGCCGCGCGTCGGGCGCACGCAAATATTGAATCGATTGGTCACCGACAAGGCGGCACCAAAGTTGGCGTACAGGCGCAGTGCTCCGGTGCCGCCTGAGTTGTCGAACCCGAATTCCCCCACTGCGGGCGTGGTGGGCGTGGTCGTGTTCTTGAGCAGGTTGAACAGTTCCGTCCCGCTGCCGGTGTCCATCGTGCACATGGCAATATCGGGGATGTCGCGCCCGTACTTGCCGTCGATGTCCATGTAATAGATGGTGCTGATCGTGTTCGTCCAGCCGCCCGAGGTCTGTTGCAGAAGCACGCCGCCCGCATAGCTTGTGAAGCCGTGGGTGTCGTAGCCGGCGCCGCAGCCACTTGCAGTGCAGTTGATGAGATCGACCCCGCCCCACCGAGCAAACGTCTGCACCAGCGCGTTGGACCATTGCGCGTTGGTCTGCGTTTCGGACACATAAGCCGCAGCGTCCCACGCGGTAAACGTCAGCGTCAGCACGTTGCCGCTCACCGTCGCCACCGCGCCGAGGGCCGACAAGACGCCCTGATTCGCCGCGCTCAATGCCACTTGCGTCGCGCTGGTCGTGGAAGGCGCGTTTATCAACCCGGCAAGGTTCGCCAGGGTCGCCGCAGCACTCGCGCCGATCAGGAAGTTGCCCGCCGCCGCGCCGATCACCGAAACACTGGTGAACGTGATCCCGGCAATCACAACCGTCTGCGTGTCGGTCAGTTGCGCGGTCGCGGTCAGTTTGGAAGTCCCGTTGACCCGATATTTGACTGCACCGAGCGTGCCGCTGTTGACGAAGCCATGCCCCGGATAGCCCGTAACGTCACAATCGACATACAGGATGTTCTGGCTTTCAGGGTACGGCGCGAGGGTTGCCGATTGGCCGTAGTAGGTGATGCCAAACCCGCCATAACCGAAAGAATCAGTGATGCTTCCGTTGATGACACTCACGTTGGAGAACGTGATGTTGTTAATCGACTGTCCTGCCGCTGATTGGTAAAGCGAAATCCCGAAGCGGTTCGGCTGGTCCGATGTGTCGATGGTCAGGTCGCTGATGCTGATGTCGGACAGCGTGCCCGATGCGCTGATGCAGGCGCGATCCAGCCCACCTGCCGACCCCACGTTGTTCAGGCTCTTGATGATCGGCTTTGCGGCATTGGGTGCGCTTGGAAGCCAGTACGCCCCGAGGTGCTTGCGCGTGGTCAGCCCGATACTTGCTCCCGTGGCGGTCAGGGTGTGCGTCTGGCCCGCCGCAAAAAGCAGAATCTCATCGGTAAACCACGAGGTTTTTGAACCGGTCCAGTTCGCAACGACAGCGGTACGTTTCGGCCCCACCGTTGTGCCGGTCCAGACTGGCACACTACCATCATACGAATCATCACCATTTACGGCGTCAATGTAGGTTCGATAGACCGGGCGCGCGGTGCAGCCGGTGGCAAGCGGTACGTTGATGTCTTGCCAAGTTCGCGGCAACAGGGAAATCAGGCTGTCACCCGCCCCCAGCAGCCCGATGATATTGCCGGAGGCGTCGACCGCCCCGCGCATGAAGTAATTGCGCGTCCCGTTCGGCCCGAGCACGTCGGCGAGCGTGCCGTCGTCGTTGGTCAGGAAATCCCATTGCACGTTGCGCGGGTTGACGATATGGGTCATGCGTTACTCCTGGTATGCCTTCCCCGGCGCCGCCCGTCCAGGCGGCTCCACAGGTGGCTTGGTCACTTGCTTGGTGTGCGCGTCCAGTTGGGCCAGGTCGCGTTGCAGGTCGATCTTGGCCGCTGAATCGGCGAGGTCGGCTTTAATCTGATCCAGCGACATGCCGCGCTTGTTGGCGTAGTCCAGCATTGCCAATTCGCGCCGCATGCGCAGTTCTTCCATGCGCGCTTCGTGCTCTTGCTGCGTGCGCTGCGTTTCGGCCTGCACGTAGATTGCGTCGCGGTCGGTATCCGCTTTGGTGCGCTCGACCTGCACCGCTTGGCTGCCGGCGGCGATCTTCTCGGCGCTGGCCGCCCGAATTTGCGCGGCCTGAACGGCGGGCGCCACCGGCGGCGGTTGCCTGGCTCTATTCGCCTTCTCTTCTTCGGTCAAAGCGATCTTGCGCGGGTCAATGCGCTTGGTCATGAGCATTTCTTCCGCCCACCTCGCCGGACTCAACTCGTATGCCGGGTTTTGCGTAAACGCGCCGAACTGCAGCAGGAACTGCTCCTGAATCGCCCGTTCCACCAGCGCGATCGAGCCGTGCGCGTTGATCTCGAAGTCGCCCTTCTCGTCGTCAGGCACTTCCGGATCCATCAACAACCACTCATAAAACATCGTGACAATCGGCTCGGTGCCGTAGTCGTCGAACTGGTAGCCGATGTTGCGGAGCAGCTGGTTGGCGTTGTTGTTCTGCAACTGCGCCGCACCGAAGGTATCCGGCGTGGTCGGCCCGCTTTGCCCCTGGCTGATCAGCGGGATCGAGGTCGATTCTTCCGCCAGACGCAGCGCGTATTCGATCCACACCATCATCTGCGGCGTCATGTTCGGGATCTGGAAGGTCGCGAACGCCTTCCTGATGTCCTCGATGTTCGCGTCAGGCGCGGTGTAGAAAATCTTGTCCGGCGTCAGCGTCCACTGCATGTCCGCCGGCACCAGTTGCGTGCGGTCGATCACGATGATCGAGCCCGCCGACTTGCCGGCGTTGTTCAGGCCCGCTCGGGTGGCGGCGTTGATCATGCGCTGCGGCAGGTCAACCTGCTCGGCAATGCCTACACCGGCCCAGTTGCCGGCACGGCGCTGCCACGGAATGGCATGGTACGGATGCCGCCCGCTGTCCAGCACGTTCACCGACGCGCGGATGACGGTATCGTTGACCATCGTCACCAGGGCATAGACTTCGCGCTGCTCTTGCTTCACCGAGCCCATGCCCTCGGCGTTCAGCGTCAGCATGTCCTCGCGCGTCAGGGCGCCGTGGAAATACCAGATCGTGAACTGGCTCTTGTTCTTGCCGTCCTTGCGCCCGGTGTCATCGACGTTGCAGCGCTCCGGGCCTTCCAGAATCACCTGGTCGATCGCGTCGGCCTTGTAGCCCGGCAGTTTCTTGAGCTTCTTCAGGGAACGCTCGGAGATACCGTCCTTCTCGAAGATGCCCGAGCCGTCTTGAATGTCTTCACCGCAGGCCGGGTCAGGGTAGATGTCCCACGGACTCACCCATTTGATGCTCGGCTTGATGGCACTCTTGATCTGCAGCATCACGCCGTCGGCGGTCTTCGTCACCGCCTGGACGCGTCGCTCATCCGGATACGGACCTTTGACCACGCCCACACCCAACCGCGCGCTGTCGAAGATGACCTTGCGCATGTGCATCGGGTAGCGGCTCTCGACCATCCAGTCGTAGACGCGCTTTTCGGCCTTGGTTGCGGCGTCCTTGGCCTTGTTCATCGCCTCCTTGGCCAGGTCGCCATAGGTCAACGGCACGCCCGGTGCTTTCTGCGGAGCGCCCGGCTGCGGCATCTGTGCGCCTTGCGGCTCGCCCGACATGGCGGCGAGCTCTTCCGGTGTGGCGTCGCGTTCGGCCGGAACGCCGCCCATCATCACTTGGGTGGCGTCGTCCTTGGCCTTGATCAGGTCAGGAACCGGCGTCGGGCCAAAACTGAACGCCTTGTCATCGATCGGCAGCAGGATTTCGCCCAGCTTGGCCGCTCCAGCGTCGACATACCGGCTGGTCAGGCGCACGAAAGCGGTCGACTTGGTGTTGTCGCCCGTCGTCCTGGCGTTGGTCGTCACTGGGCCGGTGATTGAGGTCGGCTTCGCCCACTTGGCCTTGGCAAACTCGCTGCGATTGGCGTCGTCAATGCCGAGATACGCCTCTTCGGCCTTGCGCCAGATTTCCTCGATGCCCGACTCGGTACGGTAGGCGACGTACTCCTTGCGCTTGTCCGAGATCAGTTGCTCAATGCCAGCCAGCCGCTCGAGATCGGGCGCACCTCCCCCTATCTCCGCGCGCACTTCCGGCGGGAGATCGGCCATGTCGGTCATTCGGATCTTTCCAAGAAAAAGGCCCGCCGAAGCGAGCCTTGTTATCTATGCAGGGAACCGCCCTGCGCGGTTACTGCCAGCCCGCCACACGCTTCCACTTCACCGCAGACGCCACCACAAAATCACTGGTCCCGGTGTTGTCCACCAGCACATAATGCGCAGACGGCAAGCCTTGAGCAAACGTATATACGCCCAAAGATTCCCAATGCCCACCCATTCCGCCTGGATACAACTGGTTGACCGTGATCGTGGTCGTGCCGTCTGCGTGAACGATGGAAACCGGCACATTGTTTGCCCGTGCGGTTGTACTCGACGGGTATTTGAAAAACACTTCGTAAGCACCCGCCTCATCAATATTGGGCGCGAATTTCAGAGAGCGGCTTCCCTTGCCGGCATTTCCATCGCTCAACCCTGACGTACCGAGATAGCCCCATCGGCTTGTCAACGTACTCCAACTGCCCGTGGTAGTAAGCGTGCCATGCGTGTAAGTATTCGTCGCCAGCACAATTCCATCCCATACTTGATATGGGTCTTGAATCCGCTGCAATCGCGCAGTGTCGATGTTCGCAACCGTGACATCCTCATTGATTGCCTGCGTTGCCGCCACACCGGCAGCATGCCCCAACATCATCATTACCGGCTCCATGCGCAACGTGCACCACACCACACGCGACACACTGGGCGCAGTCGGCGTCAACAGGTTTGTGCATTCCGCCGCTTTTGGCAGCAAGACACGGTAAGGAATCAGAGACCCGATTTGCGGAGCCGCCGACTCGCTCATGGTTGTGAGAATCGCCCCTTCCGGCTTCACCGCACCCGCCACATTGGTAAGCCGCACCATGTGGCTGTCAACGTCATAGCTGGCAAAGCCGATCTGGTCAGTAAATCCATTTGTGATGGAAAGATCGTTCTCGTCCATCACAAAATCACCCACCACGCGCCGCGCTTCCCGCACGTAGAACTCGGGCGAAAAGTTGTCATACGCTTTCAGTTCACTTGCCACCAACCCATACGTAGCGATTTCAGTCACCAGCGCGGCAGGAATACGGGAATCGCCGCTATACCGAATCCAGTAAAGCAAGCCAAGGAGATACTGCTTCGCGTTTTCCGCAATCACTGCGCGCCGTGCGGGCGTGGCCGTCACGTATTCCAGGCATTCAGATTGATTGGGATAATTGGTGGAAATACCGCCCTTGCTGTTCATGTCGTAATACCCCGCCGACATTACCGACAGAGAATACATATTGAACACTTCAGCCATCGAGTCGTAGCTGGTGGAAACAGAAGCCATCGCACGCGCCAGAAGTTCGTAGTTCTGCACGTTGTAAGTAGACATATCCGGCGCAGGGAACGCCACTTGATCGCTGACATTCGTGGTGACGAACAGGCGGAAATTGAACAACATCACCTTGCCGTCCGCAGCACCTACCGTGCCCTGTCCAGAACTGTCCACAAACGGCAAAAGGCCGGACCCCGACACACCGGCTGTCACATACGGGTCAACTGTGGCTGAACCGGCCCAATTCGATACCGTGCGGATGCCGTTCAGGGTTTCGCTATACGTCGCGTTTGCTTCCCGACCGATACTGATCGTGCATCCAGCGGCGGCAGCAAGATCACCGCATACGCTTGCGTCAATGAAAACACTGCCCGAAAAGCGCATCGATCCGCCATTGGGCGAAACCGTGATCGATGAAATCGTTGTCCCGCTTTTGGCAACAGACGACAGCGTGCAGTTGTAGACCACGCTGATATTGCGTTCAGCCCCAACAATCTCCGCCATTGCGCGACGAACCCATGACGGGCGCGTAGGGCAACTCAATCGGTGATAACGCCGAAACGCCTTTGCATCGGCGGTTTCCTGCGAACTGATGCGCGTGAACAATTCGCGCGGGAACCCCGTCACTACTCCGGGTGGCGCGGCAACATTCACATCCTGCTGGTTGATGCCCCAACCCACCATGCCGCCCAGCCTGTCGCTTTCGGAGAGCAACACAACCTTCTTGTTCAACCGGGCTGCTGATACCGCAGCAGCAACTCCTGCGGGCGTCGCGCCAAAAATAACAATGTCAGCACTGGAAATCGGGTAATCAGTGGTCGCCCCCACCAGCCCGGTGATGTTGCCGGAGGCGTCGGTGGTGTAGCGCGCCATGCGCGTCTGCGTGCCGTTCGGCCCAAGAATGTCCTCGATGCCACCCGCATCGGCCATCTGGAAATCCCAAGACACGCCAGAGGGTTTGACGATATGGCTCATGGCTTGCGCCCCTCCAATTCAGCCACCCGCTTGCGCAGCGCCTCACACTCATCAACCAGCGGCTGAAGACAAGCCAGGATGGTGCTCTGCGGAATCTGCCCGCCCGCAAGGCTTGACGGCACGGCCACCTTAACCTTATCGGCCAGGGTGCCAGTCGGAATCACGGTTTGAATGGTGGTCATGGTGTCCTATCGAATGCAGTGGCGTCGAGCGCGGATGATCCAGTCGGGCGCGGTGTCTTCCGGCGGCGTCGGGCCGCCCTCACCGCCCCACCATTGGCCGATAAACGTCGAGCCCATATATGCGCCGAACATCAGCTTGCGTTCCTTGTGGTGATGTCGCGCGTGCCGCTGGAATACGTGCCGGCCACGCGCGTCGTGCTTTCGTCAATGCCTTGGAAGGTCGGGCTGCCAGACTCGAGGCCCGATGCATCTCCAGCTGTAACCGCGGCGATCAGGCGCAGCACCTGTTCGGCGGTAAATCCTGCCTCGATCACTTGCGCCCATACCGCGGCGCCGACATTGGCTGTCGTGAGGCCCGTACCTGTCACAACCAGGTCGGCGCTCAGTTCGCCGAACGCGGCCGGCGTGAGGTCAATGTCGCCCGAGCCGGTCAAGGCAGACAGCAACGCGCCCAGTCCGGCAGCAGATGCGGTGACAGAACCGCTACCAGTCAGGCTTGCGACTGCGGCAAGGAACGCCTGAAGGTTGGCCGCCGTTACCGTGCCATCGCCCGACAGCGCTGCCACCAGCTGGACGATCAGCCCGCCAGTGGCAGTGAGCTCGCCGTCGCCAGTCAGTGCCGCTTCAGCCAGTTTGACGGCCAATGCCGTTGCGCTGATGCCGCCAGTGCCTATCAGCGTGTCATGCGCCACCATCCGGCCAGCGGTTCGCGGCGGGATCATGCTGTGCGGCGGGTAAAGCCCGGTTGAATACGAACTCAGAGCCGTAAAGGCCTCCGAATTGGACTGATTCATCACGCGCGTATCGTGAACGAAGTTCTGCCACCCCAACCCGGTCAGCGACAGCGGGATGACGTTGGTAGAAATTCCGTTACGCAGCAGCATCAGCCCCATCCAAAGTCGAGGTAGCCCATCAACGGCGTGTTGGCCGCCGTCGCAGCGCCCGGGAAAAACAGCAGCCCAAGGCATGCGCCGTCGTAGATCCTGGGCAGGCTGGGCAATTGCATCACCAGGGAGCGCTCGCCGGCAACAGCCGCGGTCACGATCGGGATGGTGGCAAGCGGCTTGCACATGATCAACGCGCCAGCTTGGGCAGAGCCGTAGGCCGTGGACAATTGATACTGCGTCACCCGTCGAACGCCGACATCACCGGCTTGCAAAGGCAGGAACGGCGCATAGTTGGCCGACGCCACACCCGAATGGAAAATCTTGCCGACCGGCGGAATGGACGTGCCGCCCACGGTGTAGTTGACCACCGCGCCAGCCACGCGGCCCGTTGCACCCGCGCTGTTGGTGTACTGGAATCCTGAAGCGGACAGGACCGGCGTGGCGGTGTTGGTAACCGTCGCCGTGGCCACTGTGTACATACGCAAGCCTGCGCCATCGGCATAGCGATTGGGCGTCACCGTCAGTGTGTGCGTACCCGTTCCAGCATCCGTGAACGCCACGTAAGTTCCCGCAATCGCGTTGGCCTCACTGGTGGCCACGTTCGCCGTGGTGGCCGACGCGCGCCGCAGGTAGAACACATCCGTGTTGTTCAGCCCGGTAGGCAGCGCGCCGCCCGAGTTTGAGAACGTGACCGAGGTGTAATGGTTGGCACTGCCGAAGTCGTTGGTGTAGGTCAGCAGCAACCCGCCAGAACTGGAAGCTGTGAACGTGTTGGAGTTGATCAGCGTTTGCGCGCCGGTCGAGTTGTTCGCCAGCGCCGGGTAGTACATCACGATGTCGATCAGGTGCGCGATTCCCGGAACCGCCGTTGCCACCGATGAATACAGACCGATGTTCAGCAGGTGCTTGGTGTCCGAGGACACATTGCCGCCGTGATACATGCCGAACGAAGCGCCAATCGCCGCGCCACCGTTCTTGTCGGTCGGGGTCTGCGCAACCAGCGTGGTGCCTGGATAGGTGGCCGCCACCGGCGATCCGGCGAACTGTTGCAGGTCGTACGTGTTGCCTGCAACGAATGCATTGGAGCCCGAGCCCTTGGAGAAGTCCTGCCGCCAGCCCTTGCCGGCCGAAAGCTCCGCAACCATGTCATCAATACTTGCAAAGCCCATGCCTACCCCCAAACAAAAGAGAATTCGCCGTGCAGCGTTGTCGGTGCCGCTGTCACCGTGCCTCGCGCGATCATGTGGATATAAGCGCCATCCTCAATCTCGGCCATTTTCAGTCTGTCGCGCTGAAAATCGACTTCGATGGGAATAAGCAATTCCTGCCAACTGATCGTGCCCAGCGGTTTGACGATGCACGCCGCGAAGATCCCGCCGACTGCCGAGGGGATGTTGATGTTGTCGATGCTGTTGATGCCGGTGTCGCCTTCCATCAGATTCAAATACGGACTCGGAATCTTGTAGTTCAGCACGCCAATGGCAGTTGCATCGATGGTCGAAAGCAGTTGCCCCGCCGTCGCCGAATTGCGCATATAGACCGGCGTCAGCGTCTTTTGCTCGCCTGCCGTGTTGGTGTAGGTGATCGAGATGTCAACCGCATCCGAAACGCCCGCGCCTTGCGACACCAGCATGATCTTGCAGTCCTTGCCGCCTTCATAGCGCAGCGTGCCAAGCGTGTTCACCATGTCTTGCGAGCCGCCGTCGCCATCCACAAACGGGTAATAGGCCACCACGTCATGCAGGATGGCTGTCACCGTTCCGACCGAAGTGGCGGGCGGCAGAAGCATTGCCTTGTGCAGATACTTCTTGTACCCGGCCGAATTGACTGAGGGGCCGTGGAAGATGCCATCATTGGCCGCCAGTTGCGCCGAAGTCACAGGCGTGGCGGCGTAGTAGTTCGCCACCGGGATACCGGCCGCATAGCTGAGGTCCGTCCAGGTGCCTAGCGTCATGGACGGGCCTGCGCGGCGCAGATAGCCGGTCCACTGCCTGCCAGCCGCATAGGCATCCGCGATACCGGATACCGTTGTGATGGTCACACGCACCGCCCGGTGATGGCCGCCGCGATCTGGTCACGCCGTACCCGCACTTTGTTCACGAACGACAAACCGCCTTCGCCGGCGGTGATCGCCTTGCGCGGCGCCATGATCTGGTGCCCGCAGTCCTGCTTGCAGGGGCGTTCGATCAGCGGTTCCTGCCTGTCGCGCGCTTTGACCTTGACGGCGCGCATGCAGTCGGCGCAGTAGTAGAGCGGTGGGCCGATCTGATCCCACAGGGTGCGCTCGATGGCGGTGCGCTGATCCATCATTGTTCGGTGATTGTGAGGGCCGCCGCCGCGAACTGGGGCGTGATGCCCGACGAAACCACCAGCGAGGAATTCAGCGCGCCGTAGTGCCATACCGCCGTTGCGCCGCTTGAGGCCACGCCGGTTGATACGTGCGTCAGGGTCGCGCCGGTCACGCCGCACTGGGCGAAACTGATCGTCGCCGCGTTCTGCGTCGCGCCACCGCTGGCCGCATCCCAGCCCGTCGATCGCGCTACCGCCACCCGGGCATAGTTGGTGTACGACGTTTCATCTTCGGCCTGGGAGTTCGTGCCGGCCGTCAGGTCCGCAGTGTGCAGCGCCACGTAGGTGTTGGTCAGCGGCCTTGAAGCGGCGTTGTCAGCGACGTTCGCCCAGGCTGTTGCCCGATACATCAGGTTGACGATAGAGTTACAGGTTGCAGTGGATTTCGGCATGGCGCCCCCTTACGCGGCCAGCAACTTGCCCATCGCCTCGCGGGCGGCGGCAAGCCGGGTTTCGATGTCGGCGAGTTCGGCTGCCTTTGCCGCGATATCTTCCTCGGCTGCATTCAGTTGCGCCCGGGCTTTCTTCAGCGCCTCGAGGTGCTTCTCGGTGGCTGCCTGTTGCGACGCGCGCAAGGCTTCGGCCTCGGCGTTCAGTTGCGCCCGCTCCTGCGCCGCCGCATCCTTGGCAAACTGCACCAGGCGCGCACCTTCGGCGGTCAGGTCAGCGACTACTCGTTCCTGTTTGGCGCGCTGGTCGGCATATTCGGCCTCGACAGCGCCCTTGGCCTTGGCGATCTGCTCGAGGAGGCTGCTGTGTTCGGCCTGGGCCTTGTCGGCGGCTTCGTTTGCGGCCTTGGCGCGCGCAGTGGCTTCCTTGACGGCGTTGTCCAGGCCTCCCAGCTTGGTCAGCACATCAGCAGCCACCACCATCGCTTCGTAGCGGACGGCCATTTGCCGAATTGCATCGGCAGCGGTGTTCATGTCCATGGTTCAAGTCCTCATCGTGTTGATGCGGCGGATCAGGGCAGTGACCACCAGCGAAGTCGTGCCGTCACCAGCCGTGCAGCGCGGGCGCATCCAGAGCGGGCGCTCAACGCATTGCTTGATGCCCAGCGCGTTCAAAGAAAGTGCCGTGCCTTGCGCGTTGTTCAGCGTGGCCCAAACATGCTTGTCGTTTGAGCCTTCCCACACCACAGTCCCGCCAGCGCCCAGCGTGCCGGTCATCTGGATAGCAACGTCGCCAAACTCGGGAAATGACATCGGCTCGCCATCGTCCAGCGTCGCCTGCGTCAGCTCCGCCCATGTGAGCAGCTTCACCGACCCGTCCTGCGTCAGACTGATGTCCGTGATCGTTACCGCCTTGGTTGCCATAGATGCTCCTATCCGAGCGCGCCCATGGTCGCGTCGGGGTTTCTGAATGTGGGTACTGCCGGGATGGCCGGCTTGGTCTTGATGGCCTGCACGCCGCCGAACTCGAGCGCCACGTACTGCAGCGCGTCGTGCGGGTGCGAATATGCGTTCTTCACCGGCTCGTCGGCATACCGCTCTTCGCCGGTCACTTGGATCCGCCGGTACTTGTAGCCGCCGTTGAAACCCTTCCGCAGCACCTTGCAAAAGGGGTCCAACAGGATCATTGGCTGGCCACCGGTCAACTTCGACAGGAACCAGGCCACCGCGGAGCGCCGCGGCACGTAGTCATTCGTCGCGCCGGCCTTGATCTTCAGGCCGGCGTTGCGGGTTTCCTTGAAACAGGTGTTCTCGTCCGATTGGGCCTTTTGGTTGCCGGCCGGATCGGCGATGCACAGGATCATCTTGTCCTTGTTCTTCCACCACTCGCTGTATTCAGTGGTGAGAAGCGGAACCAGAACGTCCTCGAGGAACTGCCGGAAGCCCATGTCCAGGCCACAGGCCTCGTCCAGCACTAGCAATCGGCCTCGCGCATCCTGCTGGCAGATCACTGCGGAAGGGGTTAGCCCGAAGTCCAGGCCGATCGACAGCCGCACGCCCTGAATCGGGCTGATTTCCTTGCAGTGCAGCGTATCGTTCCACTCCGGATACACCGGTTTGCCGTCGTGCACCGTGCCGTATCGGCCCCTGACGTAGACCTTGATCCATTCGTCCGTCTTGCCGTGGCACAGGCGGGTGTAGTACTGCCTGCCTTTCGCCCGGCGCCGGCGGTCACCGCACGGCAGCGCCAGGGGTTCCGGGGTCTGCACCAGCCAATCAAGGTTCTCGGCGTCATCCGCATCGCCGGCCGGCTGGGCAAAGAACTCATGTTCCGGCGGCCGCATTACCTCGGCCAGCAGATACCACCAGTGATCGTCATCCGGCGGGTTGGTGTCCATGATCACGCCGTACCAAGTACAGCCACCCTCTTCTGCTCGAGGGTAGCGCCCGACCCGGCCGGTGATCGCGTCCAGAATGGCCTTTGGCTGCTCGCGCGCCTCATTCATCCACGCAAAGGTCACCTCAAGCGACAGCACCTTCTTGGCATGCTCCGGCCGATCCAGCGCCAGGAACAGCATTTCCAACTCGACCCGCGTGCCGTCGGCCATCTCCCACTTGCACATCTGCGTGATGGGGGCACCGTGCACCATCTTGCCGAACCGGTCTTCAGGAAACCAGTCCAGCCAGGTCTTGATCGTGGTCGACGTCAGTTCGCCGTAGGTATTCCGGGTCACCAGGCAGCGGGAATGCCGCACGCCATCGACGTCCGGCCTTTGTTCCTGCGCCCGGGACCAGACTTCCCAGCAGCATCCGACCGACTTGCCGGACCCGATCGGGCCGCGAATGCCGCGCACAAATGCGTTTGAGGCATGGAACTCTTTCAGGGTCGGGCTGGGTACGTACCGAATTACTCGATCAGCCACGGCGCGGCGGCATTTCTGCCACGTACTGGATGTTGCCGGTCACTTTGCCGGACAACTCTACCTTTTCGGTCAGCATGCCCAGGTGCTTCATGGCCAAAGTCAGCGCGCCTCCCTTATCCCACACTTTGGCCTTCTTCACGAACTGCGGCGTGTAGGTGATGTTGCCTTCACCATCCACCTCGGCATTCTGCGTTTCGACCACATCGAGTCCGGCAAGCGCCGCGGCAGTGTCATCGTCCCACTCGCGCGGCGGTTTCAGCGTGCCATCGTCCGCATACAACTTGCGCATGTCGAAAAATGCAAGTCGGCCAAGCTCTTTCAGCACTCGGTCGGCAGTGATCTCGGTGCGATTGGCCCTTGATTCCACAGCCTTTTTCACCGCCGCAGCAATATCCGGTTTTGTCAGGTTTTCTTCGCCGATTTGCCGGGCTGTTTTTTTGCTGTACCCGGCACGGATCGCTGCCTGCGTTGCGTTCAGATCAATCAGGTATTCCTTGACGAACTGCGCCTGCTTTGCGGTCAGGCCGTCGGCGTCAATCTTGGAGCGGGTTCGCCCCTTCTTGGCGGCCACACATCACCCGCGCGCAATCGCGATGGTGTGCGGCTCGAGCGCTTCCACCTCACGGCGGGCGTCGGCACGCTCACGCATGCGGGTCAGGGTGGCTTGGAGCTCGGCGTTGGCGCCGGCGGACAATCCGCCCTCCATGGCCGCGGACAGTTCGCCGGTCTGGTCGCCATGCACGGTCACGCCGCTACGCCGTTCCGCGATCTCGTCCATGAATTTGCAGATCATGATCACGGCTTCGTGGGCCATGGATCCGACCTGATACCCGCCTTCGTAGTCGGTCGACAGGTTGAAACTGCCGTCGCCAACATCCTCGAGGGTGATGGTTGCTTTGCTCATGTGGTTGTCCTTCGTGGTTACATCGGGGGTTTGCC